AATTAGTAACGCAACAAACGGCATTGAGCCCCCACGTAGCTATGTAAGTATTAAAGGCAGTAAGCACGGACAGCTTCGTCAAGTCGTTCCTGAGTTCCGCCGCCTTAAAAACAAATACGAATTACTGTGGGATCAAAAATCACCAGAGGGATACCTAAAACTTTGTGCCGTATTACAAAAGTATATCGACCAAGGCATTAGTATCAATACAAGTTACAATCCGCACTTCTATGATGATGAAAAGATTCCTATGAGTACTATGTTGCAACACTTAATCATGTGCTACAAGTACGGTACTAAACAGTTGTATTATTTTAATACTAACGATGGACAAGGTGAAATTGACGTTGATAAATTAAATGCATTACCGGCTGAACCACCAGCAGATGATGCAGATTGCGATAGTTGCGTAATTTAATATGAAACCTAGTTTGTTAATTGCCGCAGGTTGCAGTTGGGTAGCCGGTAGAGCTATCGATACTGATCCCGCGGCATTAACTTTTGATTTTGATCACATCGAAGATCCTGCATTTATTGAACAACATAGTTTTGCTAGCATTGTACAACGTCGGTTGGGGTTAGACGAAATACATTTTATTGCCAAGCATGGCTCTAATAATGACGAACAATTTTCAAATGTAATAACATTTATAGATAATAACCATGACCAATATTCTGAAATATTTGTATTGTGGGGATTAACTAGCATCTATCGTTGGCAAATGTACAGCGCAACAACAGGCCAGACAGAAGCGTGTATGGTTGGTAAGAAATTTAAAGTAGATGAGTTAAGTAAAGAAGTTAAATATTATTTCTCTCATCACTGGGATAAAGAAACGGAATTAAAAAAGTTAGGTAGAAATATTATAGCACTAAACGGTTATTTAAAGAATATGGGCATTAACCATTTGTTCTTTAATGCGTTCCAAAGTTATAATAATAGTGATTTAAATATTTCTGTAGTACCTGAGTTTTATCACGGTACCGAAAACAATAACGATATGTTAAGTTTTCTATGTATAAAGAACAACATTCCCTTAACTAGTAGTAGCGTACCTTGGCTTAATTTATTAAAGCCAACGGACAAGCAGTATAATAACCAAGCAGTAAAGAAGTTACAAAGTGCTGGTATGTTGGATCAAGCAACAGCGCATCCAACGGTTCGAGCACACGAGTTAATAGCAAATGAATTGTATGATTATATAAAGGAAAAGAACAATGAGCGTATTTAATATTAATAATAAAACTAATCATACACAGGCTTTGGCATTCTTAGATCCAAATGGTCCTGTTACATTACAGCGTTACGAAACGCTAAAGTATAAACAGTTTGACAAACTAACAGATAAACAATTGGGCTTCTTTTGGCGCCCAGAAGAAGTTGATGTACTTCGTGATGCTAAAGACTTTAAGGATTTAACTGATTTTGAACAACACATTTTTACTAGCAATCTTAAAAGACAAATCCTTTTGGACAGCGTTCAAGGTCGTAGTCCTAACCTCGCTTTTCTACCATTGGTATCTATTCCTGAACTTGAGACTTGGATTGAAACCTGGGCTTTCAACGAAACTATTCATAGCCGCTCTTACACTCACATTATTCGTAATGTCTACAATGATCCTAGTAGGGTCTTTGATGAACTAACAGACATTGACGAAATTGTTAATTGTGCAAAAGACATTAGCAAATACTACGATGATGTTATTGAAGCAAACAACTGGTACCAGACATTAGGGGTCGGTAAACATACAGTTAATGGAAAAGAAATTGTGGTTGACTTATACGATCTTAAAAAGAAACTATGGTTAGCAATTAACTCTGTAAACGCATTAGAAGGTATTCGCTTCTATGTAAGTTTTGCTTGCTCTTGGGCATTTGCTGAACTTAAGAAGATGGAAGGCAATGCTAAGATTATTAAATTAATTGCACGTGACGAAAACTTGCATTTAGCATTTACACAAAGTTTAATTAAAATTCTACCTACCGACGATCCAGATTTTGCTAAACTCAAAGAAGAAACTAAAGCTGAATGCGAAGCTATGTTTCTAAATGCGGCAGAGCAAGAGAAGGAGTGGGCTAAGTACTTGTTCAAAGACGGATCAATGATTGGCTTAAACCAAGTGCTACTAGCCCAATACGTTGACTGGCTAACTTGTAAGCGTATGACAGCAGTTGGATTAGATTGTGGTATTAAGCCGGGTTCTAATCCATTGCCGTGGACAGCCAAATGGATTGCCGGAAGCGAAGTACAAGTAGCGCCACAGGAAACAGAAATCACCACTTACGTCATTGGTGGTACAAAACAAGACGTCGATAATAATACATTCAAAGGATTTAGTTTATAATGAAAAAACGGAATTATACTCAACAAGATGTACAGAAACTTCAAGGTAGTTTAAAAATTGAATACACACTAGCAAAACGTGGAGCTACTAAACTTCGCGAATTGTTAGCCACAGAACCATTCGTTCCTACACTAGGTGCTTACAATGGTCAACAAGCAGTACAACACGCTAAAGCAGGTCTTAAAGCAATTTATTTGTCAGGTTGGCAAGTTGCCGCAGCCGCTAACACTTCTGGTCGTGTTTATCCTGATCAATCATTGTACCCAGTAAACTCTGTTCCAGAAGTAGTTCGAGAAATTAACAATGCGCTACGTCGTGCAGATCAAATTCAAACGCTAGAAGGCGAAGGCGACATGGATTTCTACTTGCCTGTTATTGCTGATTGCGAAGCCGGCTTTGGCGGCGCATTGAACGCATATGAGTTAACACTAAGCTGTATTGAAGCTGGTGCGGCCGCTGTTCACTTTGAAGATCAACTATCCTCTGAAAAGAAATGCGGACACTTAGGTGGCAAGGTTCTTATCCCTACTAAGCAAGCTATCCGTAACTTAAATGCCGCTCGACTAGCCGCAGATGTTGCTGAAGTAGATACAGTTATTCTTGCTCGCACAGACGCAGAGTCTGGCACATTGATTACTAGTGACATCGATCCAGTTGATCAACCATTTGTAGATTACGATAAAGGACGTACAGATGAAGGTTTCTACCATTTTAAGAACGGTTTGGACGCTTGCATTGCTCGTGGCCTTGCTTACGCCGAGTATGCTGATTTACTCTGGTTTGAAACTAGTACACCTGATTTAGAACAGGCTAAAAAGTTTGCTGACGCCATTCATGCAGTATTCCCAGATCAACAGTTAGCATACAACTGCTCGCCAAGTTTCAACTGGCGCAAGTATTTAACAGAAGAACAATGTGAAACATTCCAAGCAGACATTGGCAAGATGGGTTATGCTTATCAGTTTATTACACTTGCTGGATTCCATTGCAATAACTTAGCTACATTCGAAATGGCTGAGGCGTATCAGAAAACAGGTATGCGTGGTTACTCAGAAATGCAACAGCGTGAATTTGCCGCACAAGAGCGTGGCTTTACAACAGTTAAGCATCAGCGCGAGGCAGGTGTTCCTTACTTTGATGCTATTGCCACAGCAGTAGGAGCAACAAGCACAACAGCATTAGAACATTCAACAGAAGCAGATCAATTTTAATAAGAAAGATAACAATGATCACAGTATACTCAAAGAACAACTGCCCTTTTTGCGTTCAAGCAAAAAGCCTATTACAACTAAAAGGCGTTGAATTTGAAGAAGTAAAAATCGATGAAGTTCCGGAAGCACGTGAATTTGTATTAGCCGAAGGTCATCGTATGGTACCACAAATTTACAAGGACGGTAAGTTACTTGTAGAAGGTGGCTTCCAGGGTTTAAAGAAGCAAAACGAAGATTTTTTCAATCAACTAAAAGGATAGTAAATGTTAATCAATAAAGGATATGAAACAGGCGATATAGTCTGTTTCAAACTCGTCACTGGCGACGAAATTGTAGCAAAAATTGTAGAAGTATTAGGCGAAGGATTTTTAATTAACCGCCCTTGTACACTTATTCCTGGCCCACAAGGGTTGGGGTTGATGCAAAGCCTGATTTCTGCGGATATAAATAATAATGTAACGCTGAAAAACGAGCATATTATTATGCACAGTACTGTAATCACCGATATCGAAAATCATTATATCCGTACTACAACTGGTATTCAGCCAGCCTCTAAGGGCGGAATAATTACTTAAAAATGGCAGGGAAACCGGAATTTATAGCAACAGTAGCCGCTGGCACTGATATAACACCTGGCACTGGTATAGACGGAGTAAATGCTCTGGCACCTGCCGGCGAAGGGTTTGTTATGGCCACTGCTGGTACAGTTATTTGCGAAGACCTTCCGGTTGCTAAAGTAGGCGATCCAGTTAGTCCACACGGCAATTTTACAAATCCGAGAATGCCCGGTTTCAATCCTGAGTGCGGTAAAGCTGTTATTGTTGAAGGTTCTGCTACTGTTATGGTTCAAGGCAGGCCAATGGCGTTAGCTGGCCCACTGGGTAGTTTATGTAGCTGTGGCCATTGGTTACAAGTTCCACGTACTGAACGTACTACTGCGGCAGGTATATAATGGCCTCAGCCGCAAGTCTAAACGCAACAGCGACAATAGTTAACGGGCACGGGTTAAGTGCTAACCCTGCACTTATCTCTGCAATCACAACTTATCAAAGTCAAATACCGATTACATTACTTAGTAATGTATTTGTCAACGCACAGTTAGACAGCAACGTTGGTAATGTTATTATTCCTGTTTTAAGCAATATCGGAAGTACAGCAACACAAGGACAATTTCTATTAGACATTTATCCTGCTAATATTACTCCTGTGGCTACTGCCGGCATTGCTCGTTATGGTAACTCGTTAGCTAGTACTAGCGGAACAATTCAAAGTCAGGCAAACTATCCATTTAGCAATGGTCTTGCTGGATTTGCTAGTGGGTTTGTTAATTGTTATGGTAGTGCCGCTGGCGCAGTAGATATAGTAGGTTCGTTGAGTATGTTAAATGGAAAGACATACGGTCAATGCGGTATTGGTTATACTGGCATTACAGATTTGTTAACTGGCGGCATTGGTAGCGAAGCAAACTTGTTAGGATCAATTGTTGCAGGGTGGGGCACAATGTATGATGCCACAAATATTAATCTAATTACAGACCCTTATGTGTTTGGACAAAATTTATTAAACCAAGGTCTTGGGACTTATGGCAATCTAACTGCTAAGTTGCAAGCAACAGGATTAAACACAGCAGACATTACCCAAGCACCACTAACGGGCTCTATTACTTACCCTGCACCAACTACTATAACTCATCAATCTATTATTGGGCAAATTAATTTACCTGCTGTAGAAAATGTTACAGAAACAACTTCAGCAACAGGCAACAATCCTAATGTTATTACTGCAATCTACGCGACTATTACAGGCAACGATTTAGCCGCGATTGTTTCTGCTACAGGATTTGTCAACACTGGAAATGATTTATTAACTTTAGCAGACTATCTTGATTTTAATAAAGTAGTTGGTTCTGTAGTTGCCGCACAGCTAGCACAATATAATGTAAAAACATTTACAGATTTTAGCACTTACTTAAACAGTCGAATTAGTAAACAGAATTTAAACACATGGACTGATATTGCTAAATTCTTGGCATCTATATCAACTCCGACATTAGCATATACAACTACAACAGCACAGACCCCTGTACTAAATTCAGGAACTGCCGGTACACTAAGCGCATTAACGGGCACAGGCTCGGGGCCATTTGGCAATCCTGTGTTGTCTGATTACCTGGGTGCCACAGCCGGTATCCCGTATAACACATCTTACACAACTATTAATTCAGACTACGCTTTATTTGCAGGTCCGATTATTACAGCAATGCATGGACTAGATAAATCTGTTATCGATACATACACAGCGTATTACGCAAACGTTTCGTATGATAGCAACGGAAATGCATCATACGGCGACCCTGACACAACGATGATATCATCAAATGTTGCCAAGGTAAATGCGGCATTAAATTCACTAACAGCAAACACTAAATTAATTGCTTGTCAAACAGCATACTATACTATGCTTAATAGTTTATCTTCAGAAGTTTCAAACTTATCGCGTTCAGGTGCTAAGTTTACAAATAGCAGTTCAACGGTGTTGTTTTCTTTTGGACAGGGTATTAGCGGTTATGGTGGCCCAGATACAACTGGCCTGGGTGCAGATCAAATTATTGGTAATCTAATTACCAATGATGCGTATGGTGACACCATTCGTGCGGCTATTGCAGAAAAGGTAAACAACCAAGCCACAAACGGAAATGACCCAAATCCAAGACAAGCACTAAGTCAATCGATTGCTCAAAATATACCATTAAGTACGTACTTATCACAGAATAAGTAGGGTTTTAACTAAGCATTTTGTTCAGAAACACTACTTACCTTGACTTCTTACGACTTATATAGTATTATAACTCAATAGATATGACTTTAAATATCTAACGCTCTTGAAGTTTGGGAGCGTACAATCCTAAAGGAGGACGAAGTATGAAGAAGATGGTTTCGATCGTCGCATCAATAATCGCCCTGACCGTAACACAACTCGGTCATGCAGAAGAAGTAGAAGTACAGAAACAAAGTTTCTTTAGTACAGTCAAAACACAAGCACAAGAACGCTTGGACAATTTAGTAGATGTTATTATGAGTCCCATAGTAGACATCACAATCACAAGCAAGGATGTAGATTGCTTGGCAAAGAATATCTATTACGAAGCCGCCACAGAACCCGAAGAAGGTAAGGTAGCAGTAGCAATGGTAACTATCAATCGTGTTCGCGATGGCCGATTTGGTAAATCAATTTGCTCCGTTGTAGATCAACGCACAGTAAGAGTTAAATCCATTGAAGTAACAGAAACTAAAATGGTGCAAACTGGAATGTTTGGACAACCTAAAGCTGTTCAACAAAAAGCAATGGTAGTACAAAATGTTTCAATTTGTCAGTTTAGCTGGCGCTGTATGTTTGTTCGTAAACCCAAGGACTCCGATGATCGTTGGGAAGAAAGCCAGCGTGTTGCCCAAGACTTACTTAAAGGTAACTACGCAGATTGGCAAGGAAAGTATAGTACAGCACTTTACTTCCACGCAACAAATGTTCGTCCGAGTTGGGCAAGCACAAAACAGTATGTCACACGTATCGGCGGACATCACTTTTACGCGGACCGCAATATCTAAAAATGTTTTTCCAAGCCCTTGAGCGTTTACAATCTATCGCTGTTCGACATAGCGGTAAGAAATATACGCCTGAGGGTTTAACACATTTAATCCGTATGCAGTTTCGAGACAGTAAACTTGTATTCAATACTGAACGCGACAGTCGGGTTGAACGCGGTAACTTCTGGATCAAAGGAGAATACCGCCCACACGAAGATAGTCAAGACGAACCCTGCATCTACATCACACTAACATATCCTCAACGAGATAGAATTACACACATCGATCAAGTTGATTGGGAATCAATGGGATTTCACGTAGCTGATGTTGTAACTCACGAATACATACATCAATATTATTGTCGCCAACGTGGATATAAACACGGTCGTGGGTATCGTGCTAAAACAACATTACGATATTCTGACAGTATGCAAGATTACTTAGGCTGTGAAGATGAAATACTTGCTCATGCTTTTAATGTTGCAAGCGAAATGATTGTATACAAACGCAAAATGGAAAAAACAGCGACGTATCGTTTGTATAGAAAACATTTTAGACACGATCGTAAAGTTATACTACAATTACAAAAACAAGTTCATAAGTATATTAACAGACTGGAGCTATCATGAGTAAATTATCAGAAGAATTAGCAGTTGAAGACGGATTGTATGATAGTGATATTGGCGATGAGGACTATGGTTTTATCTTAGGACCCGATGGCGAATTAAAGTCTTTATTCTTACCGGATGTACTGCCCTTTAAGCAACCTAAAAATGTAGCTAAAATTTTTAAGATGTTTGGCATCCGCGACCCAGAGCAATTAGATAACGATACCTTACACTAATTGACCAAAAATTCGTAATATTGTATAATTACTATATTATGAAGAATAAACAAGAAATCCCACGCAAAACACGCATTCACAATGTGTTGTTTTTTCGCGACACCCCGTTTAAGCCCAAGCGTGTAGAGCTTAAAACCCGCTATAAACGGGCTCAAAAACACCGTAAATTAGACTATTAATTTCGGTAGACCCAAAAATCCATTTAATGTATAATGTATGTATAGTAATTAAATAGGAGCTAAAACAATGTCTAAATTAATTTCATTTGCTGGTGTTAGCCGTGTTGCTGGTGAGTTAAAATTCCGTGGTGCTAACAATGTAAATCGTATTGATCAGTTGCGTAAACTTGGTGATACTGATGTTGAGTTGCGTTTCTTAAGTAAAGAAATGACTAAAAGTGAAGCCGCTAAAGAATTGCTAGCTATGAATTTTGCTAATGGTCGTGCTGAAATTGATGCTTTATTAGTATCTGTTGCTAACGACGACAATCCGTTTAAAGCTAAAAAAGTTCGTACTGTTAAAGTTAAAGTACCAACTAAGTTTGCTCAAGAATTGCTAGGTGCTAAGGTTGAAGTTGAACCAGACTATGCTGACCCTAAAGTTAAGATGTCACCTAAACAGGCCGCTAAGATCCGTGCCCAGTTTATGAAGAAGTTGAAACTTGCTTACGAGGCTAACTAATGGATACAAGATACAGTTACCTGGGTTATGAATATCGTCCATGGGACGATGTAGAAGAAGATAACATTAAGACTTATCACGAGTGTTATAAAGATGGTATTCGTGTTAAAATGCCGTATGAGTTTTACAATCACAGCCCGTACAGTTTAATGACGTTTGAAGAATTTGTAGCACACATTCAAACTGTAGAAGTATTTGTGCAAGGTTAAGATGAGTAACTTATTTAAAACTGTAACTGTATTTGGTATATTGTATTTTAGTATTCATATTGTGTACGGGTATCTCAGCTGTGCAAGTAACTTTTGCCCCGGAGATAACGAACGTGATTATGTTTACGAATATACAGATGATAGTGGCAAGAAATTTATTGTAGAAGATGGGGCAACAGTACCTAAGGAGCAATACAATGGACAAAAGTGATAGAAAAGTACTTCGTTTAGAACTTCCTAGAGAACAAATACAAGCGTTTTTAGATGATCTCAATAATATGCAGTTGGAATATGTTGATCAAGCTGTTGAACAGAAAGCTAAACAAGGTTATCCCGAAGCTAGTGCAGTAATCAAGAGCATAATGGAGAAAAAATGAACAATCAACAGTTAACCGATTTAGCGTTTGACGTACTAGAAGGTAAAATAAGCATTGATGATTTACCTAGTGAGCAAGTAGATGCGGTAATCATGCGTACATACGAGTGCGCTGTTGAAGCCGCAGAGGACCCAGCTTGTAACGATGCAGTATTCCAAATTATCGAAGCACTACAACCAGCGTACGATGATATACTTGGTGCAGATTCGGACAAGTTTGAAGCGGCTATTCTGGAAGCTGAAAAACGAGGATCAATATTTTGCCCAATAACAGATTTTGCTATACAATAACACAATGACTAAACGTATTGGCTTTTGTTGCAAGTGGATTGATCATCCAGATCAAACAAAGGGACTTAAACCCAAGGATCCTGCTCGTAAATACAATACAGGCACCACAACTGTGGCCTGGCTAAATAGACAATCACGAGAAGTGGCGGAGCAGAAGTTATGGGATTTGATGGTACAAAACATAGAGGCAACTCGCTTGCTAGTGGAGCGGGTCAGTGAGCTCCCAGAACAACTTCGTATGGTCCGTCTTAGCAGTGACATTCTTCCTGTATACACCCATGATCTTTATTCTGGCTACTACATGGATCCTGGTGTTATTTCATACGCCGAATCCAACTTCAAAAGAGTGGGCGATATTGCTAAAGCTAACAACGTTCGTCTTAGTTTTCATCCTGGGCAGTTTACTGTTCTTGCATCATCTAATCCTGGGATAGTAGAAAATTCAATAAAGGAGTTTGAGTATCATGCAACTATGGCACGTTGGATGGGTTTCGGACAGAAATTCCAAGATTATAAAATTAACGTACACATCTCGGGTAGAGAAGGTCCAGAAGGTATTAGACGTGCCTACAGCAAACTCTCACCCGAAGCCCGCAACTGTATTACACTTGAAAACGAGGAAATAACCCATGGGATCGAACATATTCTTAGCCTTTCTGATATTATTCCTAGTGTCTTGGACATTCATCATCACTGGATCCGTGAGGGCGAGTACATCAACCCCAGAGATGACCGTTGTAAAAGAATTATTGATAGTTGGCGCGGCACTCGTCCTGTCATTCACTATTCTTGCAGTAGGGAAGATGTACTTACGGGACATGATGCAACCCAAGCACCAAATCGAGAAATTCTCGTTGAATCCGGCGTATCAAAGCAAAAACTAAGAGCACACTCTGACTTTTATTGGAATCAAGCTAGTAACGAGTGGGCATTATCATTCTTAGACAATTTTGACATACAATGCGAAAGCAAAGGCAAGAATCTTGCTAGTTTTGCCCTACACAAAGTAGCAAAAGACTTAAATATACTGTAGGCGAAAGCCACTGTAGCAATACCCCCAGCCCGCACTATGCGGGCTTTCTTGTTTAAGCATAAATACTTAATAACAGGGTTAATAATATGAGTATTTTTGCTAACGTCTATACGGGTACTACAGCCAATGACGGGACTGGCGATTTTTTACGTACGGCTTTCCAGAAAATTGATCAAAACTTTGCTAATATTGCAGAAATTGGAAATATAGCCAGTGCTCCAGTAACTTCAGTTGCTGGCAGATACGGTAATGTTGTACTTGGTGTAAATGATGTAGCAGGCGCGGTTAGTTATGGGACATTAAATGAAGCATTAGTAGCTTCTAATGTATATGTTTCTGGTGTAATGACTGCATTTACAAATTCAGCGGCAGAAACAATTTATAACGATATTGCCGCTAATCTTTCAACAACTATTGCTGATCAAGCAACTACTATCGCCGGCAGTCAAGCAACAGATTTAAACAATGTTCAAAATGGATTAAATTTAGCTAACATACATATTCAAACAATTGATGCTAATGTTGGTAGCTTAACAAATACAGTAGCATCGGTGATTAATGCCGCATCAGTTTTAAATGCAAACGTTGGAACATTAAGTACAACCGTAACAGGACTAACTGCTAATGCGGCCGCACAAGAAAATGAGTTAAGTGCAATTAGTGTAAATGTTACTGATCTAAATTCTCATGTTAATACATTAGATGCCAACGTTGGTGTGATATCTATTAATGTTAATAACTTACTTGCTAATACTCATTCTCAAGAAACTGAAATTAGCAATTTAACTTCTACAGTTAGCAGTCATACAACAAGTATATCTGCATTGCAAGCCAATGCCGCTATACAAGAAAATGAAATTTCAACATTAAGCACAAGATTAACTGCGGCGAATAGTGCAGTGGCCAACGCAAACTATGCAACCGTAACTCAACTATCTGCCAATGTTAATACACTAACAACAGCAATCGGTACAACTAATAATAATGTCACAGCGGCTAATGCCCACATTCAATTGCTAGATGCTAATTTAGGAACAGCAACAACTAACATTACAAACTTACAAAGTAATGCGGCATCTCAGGCTGTGTCTATTAATAGTATTAATTCAAGTATTAGTTCAATGACTACTACTTTATCTACTGAGTTAGCCAAGACTGCTACACTAGATGCTAACCTTGGTGTAGCTACAAATAATATTGCCGCATTACAAGGCAATGCCACTACTCAAGCAGTACAGATTTATAACCTAACTGCAAACACCAGTAACTTTAATTCTGAGATTCAAACACTTAATGCTAACTTAGGATTAGTTTACACTACCATTGGCACAATTAACAATGAAATAACAGCTATTAATGTTGCAATTGGTATTACTAATGCATCCATTATTTCTAACGTGGCAACATTAACAGGTAATGCAGTTTATCAAGCAAGCCAAATAGCATTTACCAATGCCAACGTTGCCGCTGCCAACCTGGCGATCGCTGGTGTTAATACTTCGTTAAATAATTTCAGCGTTAGCGTTGATAGTTCAATTAATAATTTAATCGCTAATTCGGCTGCACAACAAACAACAATTAATAGTGCGTACACTCAAGCCAACAGCACAGCATCATCGTTAAGTACACTAACAAGTAATTATAACAATTTAACAGCTAGCGTAAATACAGGTAACGTAACTGTTACAGGAAACGTTCGGGGCTCTAGCGTTATTGCCACAGGATATTATTGGGCCAATGGTGCACCTTTTATTGGTTCGTATGGTAATCTACAAGTTGGCCAATACTTGTCAACATACACAGGTAATGTTAATGCTGGTTATTTCACTGGCAATGGATATTTCTTATCTGGCGTAATGCGTTCGGGTGCATATAGTAATTCTAATGTACAAGCATTCTTAACCGGAAATACATTTGTTGGGAACTTATTAATTCCACAATTTGTAATTGCATCAAACATTTCAACATTAACAGCAGAGGCCAGCCAAGTATTCACTAATAGTGCTCGTATCTGGCAACAAGCTAACGTTGGTAATTTAATTACAACAAATGGTGTATTCTGGGCCAATGGTGTAGCATATAGCACTGGTAGTATCGGTGGCAGTATATATGGTAACGCTAACGTAGCCGCTTATCTAACGTCTTACACTGGTAACGTTAGTGCAAGTAACATTTCTGCTTCATCTGGGTCGATTGCTAATTTAACTGTTCCTGGAACAATTTCTGGTGGTAACTACACATGGGCCAATGGCATAAACGTTACTGATACATTATATAGTAATGTTACAACTGCTAGCTTCTTACCCGTGCATACTGGTAACGTTCGTGCAAACTTCTTAAATGCAAATAGCGCAGTTGTTGGTAATGTTATAACTGGTAACATAACTACCACGGCTAACATAACAACCGCTAACGTAATTGCTGGTAATATATTCCTTAGCGGTAGAATATCATCTGCTGGTAATATTAGCATTACTTCTGCAAACGTATTGGTTAATAATATGTTTGCATCTAATGTAACAACAGGTGCAATTACTGTTAATAATGTAATACAATTAGCTAACCTAACACAAGCTCAGATTGCATCAATTACACCAAGTGAAGGAATGATGGTATATAATCATACATATGGAAATGTACAAGCATATACTACATACCTAGGGCGTTGGGGTAATGTTGTGGTGTCTTAATAAGGTAAACTATGTCAGCAAACGGAATATCACACTTATCAACTAAACAAGCTCGTCAAAAAGCTAAACTAGATCTAGCGGCCACTAAACGTGCTGCCGATCTAGCAAATAGAGATAACCCAACTAACGCAGATCTTCGTAGTACATACGATATTACCGAATTGCCAACACAGTATAGCGGCAATTCTATTGTAGATAATCCTAACTCCAGTGGACTTATTTTAGGTCGTCCTTGGATCGCTGGCGTACTATCACCTATCAATGGCATACAAGCAGAAACAGGCGATCTATTAACAACAGAAAGCGGATTAATTTTAATACCGGAATAACAAAATGGCAAACGTAAAAATTTCAGCACTATCATCACTATCAACAGTATCAGATACTACAGTATTACCAGTAGTGGATAGTAGCACAACACAAAAGACCACGGCACTGGCAGTTAAAACTTATGCTACACAGGCAATTAGTGCTAATCTAGGCGCATACCAAACATGGGCTAACGTGAACTTAGGTGGCGGAGGATCTACTTATAGTAATACTAATGTTGCGGCATACTTAGTAGCCAACCCACAAGGTAGTACCTACAGTAACGCTAACGTAGCAAGTTACTTGCCTGTATACTCCGGTAACGTGTTAGCCGCTAATATTATTCAAACTGCCACAGGACAAATTACAACTTCTGCTGGTAGCAACGGCAACATCACAATGAACCCAGATGGTACTGGTTGGTTTGTAGTTACAAATATTACACCAGCATTCTTTGGTAATTCAATTACAGTTAAAGACGTTCGCGATACAGTTTACACAGGCGGGGCTACTACAGGTACTATTACACCAGATTGTGCCAATGGTGACATACAAACAATTACCTTGACTGGTAATATTACATTTAACGGTTTTAACAATCCACAGCCAGGACAGACAATGACTTTGTTAATTACTCAGCCTAGCAGTGGTGGTCCATACACATTAACAAGCACAATGAAGTTTGCCGGAGGATTGAAGACACTAAGCACAGGTGCCAGCGCCATAGATATGTTACACGTATCTTATATCGGCGGCACATATTATGCCAGTTTAGTTTTAGGATACGCATAATGCTTAGAAGTCATCATCACATAGGATTTGCTAGTACACAGCCTGCCCTGTTAGCCCGGTCTGGTAGCACGGCATCATTTGGTATGGCTGACTTCCAGTACGATGCGTCAGCAGGTCGTTACTTTACTCCTGCTAGTTTGGCATCGGGCGGCACAACAACGTCGTGGACCAGCAGACTAGCGTCGGGTGTTGTAGTTCCTACACTAGGCTTCCCATCGGGGTCTACTAACTATGGTACTGGTGCGTATAGTCTGCCAAACTTTTACTTTGCGTCATCAACTAACGCACCAACTGTGGCCAGTTTATCTTGTTATATTGCTCCTGGATCGGGTGGCACAGTTACAGGCACAGTTACACAGACTCCAGGCAATGCCGCAACAGCAACACTTACAGTAACAGCCAACTCAGCAACTACAATTGGTATTGGCTACATTGTTACAGGTGGAACACTACCTACCGGCTCATACATTCTAAAGAATCTAACTGGATCGGCTAGTAGCGGAGCAAGTACCTGGACTGTAACAGTCCCACAAGGTACTACAATTCCTACAAATGCTAGTTCAACAACATACACAGTTACACCTATTGTTATGACCGTAACAGCAGTAGCCAGTGGTATTATTAACACAGGTGGTTACTTATATAAATCAAGTGGCGCACCAACTGCTAACACATACGTTACAGCAACAGCCAACGATAATAACACACTAACTGGTTCGGGCGGTACTGGTACATACTTAGTTAACATTAGCCAAACATACGCTAGTTCAGGAAGTCCAACATCGGGTATATCACAAATTATGCCTTATGTTGGATTCAACTCTGGCGATGCTTTCCGTGTGCCAATGAACGCAGGAGATAGAACAGTAAGCGGATACACAGTTTTAATTGCTTACAAGTGGGGAGATGTTACAGGACACGTTAGTATGATGGGTTCAACACACGGCAACGGTGGCGACTACAGTTGGGGTCGTAATGCCGCAGTTCGCGAATATAATATGGCGGGTGCTACAGCCACGGGTGGTACTGCCAGTGCCACAGGATGGCACGTGACAGCCTTACGTTTTGATGGTACACAAACAGGCAATGCCAATCGTTTCCAAGCATGGTATGATGGTACACTAGAAACATTAACATTTACAGGTACAGTAGGAACTGGCACAACTGCTCCTGCTAATATTACACTAACTCCTACAGGTGCTACTGCTACCGGAGGAATATTAACCGCAACTTATTCCACAACAGGTAGTCCAGCCTGGGTAGTAGGTGACTCTGTTACACTAGGTAGTGCCTGGACCAGCGGCGGAACAGCAGTACTGGCTAACCAAACATTTACAGTCACGGCCTGTACGGTAACTTCTGTATCGTTTGGTATAACAGGTACTACAGGAACTATTAACGGTGGTACTATTACAGGAACACCGATTCCAAACTTAATGGTTTCTGGTAAAGCACCGATTGCTTCAGCAACTAAAAATACTAATCCAACAACAGCAACACAAGAAATCAACATTGGTGAACTACTTGTTTACAGTAGTGCTTTGAGTGATAGTAGTATATCTGCACTAACAACTTACCTAAAGAATAAGTGGCTGGGAACTAACTAACCAGCACCGGCAACTAACGATAAATAACACTATGAAAGTACTAGAAATTCTACAAGATTTAATTGTCCAAGCACAACAGGCACAGCAATCTTCTGGTGTTACTATTAATATTGGTAGCGTTAATATCAACACACCTGCTGAACAAGCAGAACCAGAACCAGACGAAACTGGCACAATGGTACCCCCACTACAACAAAAAATTGAGTTACTAAAGAAAAACGCAGGCCTAGATAACGTTTACGATCAACAACAAGACGAAGACGACCCTATAGACGGATAAGGAGATTACCTTGTCCGGGACTATACCAAACACATTCACCCAAGACCTTTTTACTAGCAGACGTAATTTCAACGACGGCAACACTCGCATTGGCGAACTAAACCGTATCTGGTACGATCCCAATACTAACACCTTACGCATAGGCGACGGAGTAACCCCCGGTGGTATCATCATTGGCGGCGGCGGAACTGTTTATGGTTCCGGTGGTGGAAACATTACTATTCAAGATAATGGTACTACAATTAATTCTAATGTTGGTACTATAAACTTTGCCGGCAACGGATTTACTAGTATTACATCTGTTGGCAATGTAGTAACTATCAATACTATCAGTATAGGACAACCTGGACCACAAGGTAATGTTGGACCAATGGGTCCTGCCGGTCTTGATATATTAACAGCAAATGTAACAGCAGGCAACTTGTTAATTACATTAAGTAATGCCTATGTTATTGATGCGGGTAACGTAGTTGGACCACAAGGCATACAGGGAATACAAGGAATCCAAGGAAACATCGGTCTCACAGGTAATACAGGACCAAAAGGTGACACTGGTGCTACAGGGCCACAGGGTATTCAGGGCAATATTGGTCTCACTGGTAATACCGGTGCTACAGGGCCACAAGGCATACAAGGTATTCAAGGAAATGTAGGACCCAAAGGAGATACTGGTGCTACAGGACCACAGGGCATTCAAGGTAATATTGGCCCACAAGGCATACAGGGAATACAAGGTAACGTCGGTCTCACTGGAGATACTGGACCTAAAGGTGATACCGGTGCCACAGGACCACAGGGCATACAAGGTAATGTCGGAGCCACAGGCGCAACTGGGCCACAAGGTAATGTAGGAAATACTGGACCCGCTGGAACTGGTATCAGTAATGTTAACGTCAACGGTTCTGGTAACTTATTAGTTACACTAAGCAACACTACAGTCATTGATGCCGGACACGTTGTTGGTGCTACAGGAGCAACTGGTGCCACTGGACCTAAAGGTGATACTGGTGCCACGGGGCCACAAGGTATTCAAGGTATTCAAGGAAATGTAGGACCTGCCGGAACAAATGGAACAAATGGCGTTGATGGTATTAGTGTAGTTAATGCTAGTTCTACTACAGGCAATTTGTTAATCACCTTAAGTAATAGCACAGTAATTAACACAGGTAACGTTATAGGTCCACAAGGTCCGCAAGGCATACAAGGTATACCTGGGCCGTCGGGTGGTGTGGCGAACTGGTGTAATTATATAAGCACAGTAACACAAAGTATTCCCACAACATCAACGGCACAAGTAATAAAATTTGAAACACTACGTGATCATTATGGTATAACAGTAACTAATGGCAACGTTAATATTCCTGTGTCAGGAACATACTTTGGTGTAGTAACCGTACAGGTTGATGACATTGGTGGAGGAGGCTCAGGTACAACAGTTGAAATGTGGCGCCGTGTTAATGGTGTGGATATTGCTAACAGCGGCCGAGTATTTGATATTACCAACAGCACCGTAACCAATGTAGTAGATTTTGACTTTACTAATAACTACAATGCCGGCGATGTACTACAGATTATGTGGGCCGTTAACAATACTAAATTACAGCTCACAGCCGGAGGTTCAATTGATGGCTTTCCACAGTCGTCAAGTGCGCGATTTAACTTCTTCCAAGTTGGCTATCAGGGTATACAAGGTAACACAGGCGTCAGTGTAACAACAGCTAACATCACAACAGGTAACTTATTAATCACCTTAAGCAACGGGACGGTGATTAACGCCGGCAATATTTCAACTTATAGTAATGCCAATGTTAATAGCTATCTAAGTGTAACAAATAGTTCTCCTGCTACAGTCGGATCACTGAGTTATAGCAATGGTGTGTTTACTTACGCACCAACAAGTTTAGCCTCAGTTAATGCTAACATTACAGCCGCTAATGCGGCTATAGCCACCGTTAATACAAACGAACAAGCACTACAAGCCAACATAGGAGCATTTGAGTTATATGCTAATGCCAATATTGGCACTATAACAAATAATATTACTACTATTAATGCTAACCTAGGTGCATTCCAAACATACGCTAATACCCAATCGCAGACATTAAATGCTAACCTTGGTAGTTACCAGACTTATGCTAATACAACTAATGCTACTACACAGGCAAACTTAGGTGCGTATCAAACGTATGCCAACACTAGTATCCAAACTATCAACGCTAACGTGGGTGCTTATGAAATATGGGCTAATGCCAACGTAAGTGGCTTACGCACTAATATTACAACACAAACAACTTGGTTGGGCAACTTACAAGCAAACGTATATACTAACTCAAATGCCGCGGCTTACTTGCCTACATACACTGGTAATATTGCTGTGGGTAATATTACATCTAGCACATTAACAATCACTGGAACAACAAATATTGGGCCTGGTAGCGCAAACTACTTACGGGTTACGGGCTCAATATCAGGTGGTTATCCTGTTATATCAGCACAGGGCACCGATAATGACATCGGTATAACACTCAATGCTAAGGGTGCCGGAATAATAGGCACATTCGCCCCAATGTCGGTACTTAATGCTACCACATCAACATCAAGCTCTACAGGAGCATTAATAGTTTCTGGTGGCGCTGGCATCGGTGGTAACTTATCCGTTGGTAACCTACTTGGTATTGGGTCGGCCGCGGGTCTAGTTGTAAATAACATAGCCACTGGTAATGCTATTGTAGTTGGCACACACGGGGAATTATTCGATGACGGTAACTTCCATTTACACTCGTCTACTGGTACTATGTGGATTAACACATTAGACAGCTCAACCATTGCGATAGGTACACAATATAATACAGGCACAGGCGGCGGACTTACCGTTCAAGGCGCATCAACCTTTAGAAGTTCTCTTACTGCTAATGCGTCAACAGCATTTATTGCTGGTAGTGCCGCCATTAGTAGTGTAGCATTATCAATGCCACAAGAAAGTGCCATCCGTAATACGTACAACGGCTATAACAATATGTACTTTGACGTTAGCAACGGTGGCACTTCTGATGGAGCATTCCAGTTCCGTAGTTCAAGCAACTATAATTACTTCATGACCTTGGACAATAATGGTCCTAACGCAAAAACAGCATATAAAGTCAAAACCAGTTGGAACTCGGCGCTTAACTCAGTCATTACTTTAGATAACTTCCAATTTCGCGTAACAAGCACTACCGGCACATTCCCTCAAATACAAAGTAACAAGAGTGGGCAGGCAAGTGTTAATACTTGCTTCATTTCAGTAGCAACTATTAGCGGACAGGCTATCGCACAAACTGGTAATACTGGTTTTGGATTAACAACTTGGGCTAGTGTGTATACAAATCACGGTCTAGATGCCGCAGGTGATATGGTTGTGTGTACTATTACAGATAAAGGTGCTGGTAATGTGTATCGTGCGACATTTATAAGAGCTGACGACGGTACCAATGTGGGTTATAGTATTATTGTAGAGAAACTTTGGTAATCGCCATATTCCTTGACAAACTTCATTTATTGTAGTATTATTTGTGAGTAAAAACTCTATAAATATTACACTATGGTCTTTGGATATTTCACTTTATTTGTAGCATTGCTAATCGAAGTTGTTGGTGCTTATTACAGTATCACTGGACTAGCCGCAATCTTCTCTGGTGCAGTTGTTCCTATTCTTATTATGGGTGGTAGCTTAGAAATTGGTAAAGTTAC